TGCTATTGCTGCTAAGATGGCAAACCTGTTCCCCAACAAGGTGTATCGTGTACCACACGACAAGTACAAGGACGCCAATGAGTTCCTTGATGCACGTCAGGGTGCAGCCTTCAAGTCTGCTTGGTACTCTGCAAAGAAGTTTGTACCAGAGAACATCCTCAACACCAGTGAGCAGTTCTTGAGCCTGTACCGGGATACACCAGAACACCAGTATGTACCCACTGGTATCCAAGCTCTTGACGACAAGATCATGGGTCTGATGCAGGGTCACTTCACTGTCATCAAGGCACCAACAGGTGTCGGTAAGACCGAGGTGATGCGCTACCTTGAATACAATTTGTTGCAACAGAAGGTTCCGTTTGCGACTTGGCACCTTGAGGAAACCAAGTTGCGTAGTCTGCTAGGGTTGGTGTCGTATCATCTGGGTGGCAACGTAACCCGTAGAGACTTGATTGACGAAGAGACAGGCCCCCTAGTCGAAGAAGCAATCATCGACCTCACCAAGGATGAGAACTTCTACCAGTTCTACCTTCCTGATGGCCAAGGTGCTGATGACCTTATCGAGCAAATCCGCTTCTTTCGTGAGGCTTGTGGTTGTCGCTTCATCTTCTTTGAGCCTATCCAAGATGTTGTAGCTGGCCTCACTGAGGACGGCAAAGAGCAAATCCTTGCTGACCTGTCTGTACGCCTCTCTAAGCTGGCAGCAGAGCTTAACGTAGGGATTGTGACCATTGCCCACACCAACGACAATGGCGACCCCAAGTATTGTAAGATGATTGCACAGCGTGCCTCTGTCATCGTCAACCTCAGTCGTAACAAAGAGTCGGATGATGAGGATGACCGCAATACAACTTTCTTGGCCGTAGAGAAGAATAGACCTTGCGCTGAGATTGGACATGGTGGTAGAATGCGTTTCGATCCAAAGACATTTATCCTTAAGGAGCTTGCGTGATGATGACCGACTATATCTCAAAGACAACCGTTAAAAAGATGTTAGCCTCGGATACCCCTTTGTTTGAGTCTGCTCAGAACAAACATGCTGTTAACAACCTATCTCGCTTGGAAGAGCTTCAAGTTCTTTTGGACTTGGGAGCTAAGGTCAAGTTCGTAGGTAGTCTGGGCGATACAAAGATACCCTCTGATGTTTTAGTGGAGGATAGCTACTACTATCGGCTTAGCACTGGTGAGTGGCGAGCTAAGAACGGACACAAATGGTATCGTAGTAAGTCCCCAAAGGACTTCTTAGAAAGGTTTGTGTGGCCGTCCATCAAGGTTCAACATATCACAAAAGAGTGCGTTAGGTGCTGGACAATCAAGGCGTCCTCTGAGTTTAATAAAAGCAGTTCTTCTAAGGACGGGCTACAGTCTTACTGCCGAGTTTGTACCAAGGAATACAAGGCCAACATGAAGAAGACTGAAGCTGTTGAGACAAATAACACAGAGGTCTTGCCCGTAGTTGAGGAGGACTTAGATTCCACAAACAAAGGCTGGTACACTTATAAAGAGGTAGGGAAGGCCATCAACATCCAAGTCCAGTCAGTGCGTAAGCGCAAAATTCGGGAAGGCTGGCCAACCCGTACAAACAAGAAGACAGGTAGGACAGAAGTATTTGTTGATCTTGACCAGCTCATAGCTCGTAAGCCTTCTTTGGAAGAGGATCAACAAGGGTCAGAAGAAAGGGTTTCTGACTACATTCTACCTTTAGAAGTAGAGCTTGCCACACTACGAGAACGCAATATGCACCTAGACGAAAAAGTGCAGGAGCAGAAGGACTACATTGTTAAGCTGGAGAGCCACCTTGACAGTTTACTTGACAGTTTAGAGGTGCCTGACAAACCAAAAGGCTTTTTTGGGAGGATGTTTAAGTGACAGTATTTGACATAGAGACTGACGGACTATTGGAAGAGGCTACCAAAATCCATGTACTCTCTTGGATGGGCAAGGATGGTGTAGTCCAGTGTACGCATGACCCGTTTATGATGGCTGTGTTCTTCACTCAGGCAGAGACCTTGGTGGGTCACAACATCATCCGCTTTGACATCCCCGTAGTGGAAAAGCTGCTGGGTATCAAGGTCAAGGCAAAGCTGGTGGATACACTGGCTCTGTCTTGGTATCTCAACCATGATCGCCCCCGTCACGGGCTTGAGGGCTATGGGGAAGACTACGGCGTACCTAAGCCTAAGATCAAGGACTGGAACAACCTGACCCCAGAGGAGTATGCACACCGATGCAACGAAGACGTGAAGATCAACGCAAGGCTCTACAAGGACTTGTCGGCCCAGTTAGAGTGGCTGTATCAGGACCAGACGGTACGAGAAAGTTTCGTACAATACTTGTCATTCAAGATGGACTGCGCTCGACAGCAGGAAGCTCTGGGATGGAAGCTGGACGTGGCAAAGGCTCAGTCTCACTACGAAGAGCTTCAGTCGCTCAAAGAAGAGAAAATCGAGCAACTCGCAGAAGCTATGCCGAAGAATATGATCTACAAGAAGGTGGAGAAGCCCTCTCGTATGACCAAGGCCGATGGTAGCCTTACCGTCTATGGAGAGCGGTGGATGGCGCTCCTACGGGCTGGAGGTCACCCTTCTACCACAGTAGGCCCCATCCAGGTTCTGGACAAGGAAGAGCGTGCTAACCCTAACAGCAACAATCAGGTCAAGGAGTGGCTTCAAGCACTTGGCTGGCAACCTGCTACGTTCAAGTACACTGTCAAACGGGTCTTGGACCAGAAGACTGGTCTTATGGAGAAGGTAGAACACCAGATCGAGCAGGTCAGGGACGGTTCTGAGCTTTGTGAGAGTGTAAAGCTGCTGATCGACAAGAACCCCTCAGTGGGAATTTTGGATGGTCTGTCTGTCATCAACCACCGCCTTGGTGTGTTCAAGGGCTTCTTGGACTGCCACAAAGATGGCTGGCTTAAGGCAGAGATTGCAGGGTTTACCAATACCCTACGGTTCAAGCACTACAAGCCATTGGTCAACCTTCCCGGTGTGGACAAGCCTTGGGGTGCAGAAATTCGTGGTTGTCTCACTGCACCAGAGGGGTTTGTATTGTGTGGTGCTGATATGACCAGCCTTGAGGACACCACCAAGCGGCACTACATGCAGCCTCTGGACCCTGAGTATGTAGCAGAGATGTCCCGTGAGGGCTTTGATCCACACCTTGACTTGGCTAAACATGCAGGAGCTATCACTCAGGCTGACATAGACAAGCACAACTTGGGCGAGGTAAACTTGAAGGCACTGCGTAAGAACTACAAGGTTGTGAACTACTCAGCGACCTATGGCGTAGGGGCTACCAAGCTCAGTCGCACCACAGGTCTGTCAGTCAAGGAGTCCAAGAAGCTGCTGGAAGCCTTCTGGGATCGCAACTGGGCTATCCCTAAGTTGGCAGACAGCATGTACCCGAGGGAAAAGGACGGTAAGAAGTGGCTCAAGAACCCTGTCAGTGGGTACTACCACAGTCTGCGTAGTGACAAGGACAAGTTCTCGACCCTTAACCAATCCACCGGGGTGTTCTGCTTCGATAATTGGGTAGCACTCTGTAGACGTAATGGTGTCCAGACTATCGGACAGTTCCATGACGAAATCATTGCACTTGTAGCAGATGGGCAACAAGAGCAGACAAAGCAACTGATGGAGAAAGCTATTGCAACTCTTAACGACAAGCTAAAACTCAACGTGCCATTGGGTGTAGATGCACAATTCGGCACAAACTACGCAGAAATCCACTAGCCCCCACTTTACTTTAGGTCCAAAAGAGGCTTATATATAGGTACAGCCAGAATAAGGAGACCCGACTATGGCTAAGACAAAGAACATCACTGCGGAAGGTACTGTAGAGTACGCTCGCATCTTCTCTGACAACTTTGATGACAACATGGAATACCATGAAGCCACCCGTGGTCAGTACAACATGAACTTCTACCCCGACAATATCGAAGAGTTCATCAACCAAGGTTTCCCAGAAGCTAAGGGCCAATGGAAAACCATCAAAGAAGGCACCCCAAGCCACGGCTCTGGCAAGTATGTCAAGCTGAAGCGTCCAGTCTACAACCCAAACCTGCCCAACGAAGATGGTAGCAAGGGCGTAGAGATGGGTCCGCCGAAGGTGCTTAACCGCACCACAGACCCTAATGGCGCCTCTGAGTGGTCTTTCACTGAGGATGGCGCTGTAGGCAATGGCTCCCGTGTAAAAGTGCTGGTGAAGGTCTACGAAGGCCGTGCAGTCATCGACACTCTTGAGAAGGTTGCCATTCTCGAACATGAGCCTTACGAGGTTGGTGTCAGCGGGGACAACTTCTGATGCAACTCAAAGTCACAGTCACCCGTGACCTTGAGGAAGATGGTGTTGATCAGGTTCTTACCCTAGAGCAGAGCGACATCGGAGAATATGTCCACGACACTCTCCGCTTCTTCCTTGAGGCAATGCAAGCAATGGGCTTTAGCTACCTTGAAGCCCTTCAAGCCACAGCAGGTAGCGGCAACTCTTATTCCTCCGATGACTCCCGGTAGGAATATCTCGAAGACCTTTATCGACGGCGATATAGTAGCGTATCGCATGGCAGCATCGGCAGACTCTAGGGGTTACGACTTCCGGACTGCTGCTGCCAACGTCGATGGGATGATCGAAGACATCATCCATGTGGCTATGGATTTTCCCGGTCCCGAATGTTTCAAGGTTTACTTGACGGGCCGGGGGAACTTCCGATACGATATTGCAAAAGCTGCTCCTTATAAGGCCAACAGGTCAGGCAAGCCAAAACCAGTCCTCTTGATGGACCTTCGGCTGCATATGGAGGAGAAGTGGAATGCAATCGTATCGGAAGGGGAAGAGGCAGACGACTTAATCTCGTTGGCTGTTACGCANGAAGGCCCTACCTCTTGTGTAGCATCAATAGACAAGGACATGCTACAGTTGAACTGTTGGCATTACAACTTCGTTAAACGTCAGTGGAAGTTTGTCGAAGAGTTTGAGGGTCTGCACTTCTTCTACTCCCAAATCTTGATGGGCGATAATGCCGACAACATCATGGGCCTTANTAAGGTCGGGCCTGTCAAAGCAGCTCATATCCTTGACGGTTGCACGACGGAGAAGGCGCTCTATGAAACCTGTGTTAAAGCCTACGGCGGCGATAAGGACAGGGTAGTAGAGAACGGAAGGCTTCTCTGGCTTAGGCGACAGCCAGAGGAACTGTGGGAGCCTCCTGATGGCAAACACTAGGTCTTCCAAGGCCAAGGGACGGCTAGGACAACAAGAAGTCCGAGATGCTATCCTTAAGACCTTTCCCCACTTAGAACCTGATGATGTCAGGTCTACAGCTATGGGACAAAATGGGGAGGACATTCAGTTGTCCCCCCTAGCCCGTAAGAGTTTACCAATATCGGTAGAAGTCAAGAGACGAAAAGACTTCGCAACACTTTATAACTACGTTGACCAAGCCAAGCAGGATGGCAAGCATGAACCTGTAGTCTTCCTCCGGGGAGATAGAAAGCCTTGGTTGACGGTTATCAGCATGGAGCATTACCTAGAGTTATGTCAGAAGAAATGATTTACTTCGTCTATGGACGAATGGATGAAGAGTCTGCTGGCGGCTGGGTAGAACTCTGGGGTGGTAGTTATGGAGACTGCGTGGATTACGTCAATTCGCCACAAGCCCGTCTTGACATTGACATGGGGGTTTACA